TCGCACGTATAAAGGCGATCAAGAGTACCTATTTATTATTCAGGTGAGGTTCTAATGGCGGGCCGCAAAAAAGGTATTGGACAAATCGTTTCTGACCTGGAACGTCAACTTAACGACGACTACAACGCTTTAATTCAGCTTACGGTCGAAGGTCTAGGTACCAAAGAAAACAGTCCTGTAGACACTGGCTTTTTTGCGTCCAGCTGGAAAGCATCGACGCAAAAGATCCGAGCTGAGGATAAGCGTGAAGAGCACGCCCCATGGTCAAGGATCTATGAGACTCGCGCACCCGGCGGAGCAACTACTTGGAGCAGTATTGGTAACCAATGGGTGCACACAGATAAAAAACCAATAGGAGGTCAAATCACGCCGCGTTTTAAGGTTCCGGAGTTTAATTACAAGCGTCAGCCAACTGTGTATATCGGCAACACCGCTGAATACGCAGGCTATGCGCTTGAATCACCAAAAGTAGCAAACTTTATCCAAGGCGAAATGCGCTCGTTGGTCCAACAAACGTTTAAGGAAAAAGCGCCTGGTCGTATTTTTGCTAGAACCGGATCCAGTACCAGTGTGTTTGGCTCATACACCAGGCTCTAAACTATGACACTTGTAAACGCCCGCGCTGCTTTTGAAAAAGCAGTAACTGACGCTGTTTCAGCTGCTGACGCCACAGTAGTGATGGTGTACGACAACGTGCGATACACCACACCCGGAAAGACTAAAAAATACATTTTGATGACCATAAATTTCAACCGCTCCACTCTTCAAAACCAGGGTGCCGCACAGGATTACTACTCTGGGGTTATCCAATGCAACGTTTACGTGCCCAAATCCGCTGGTACGTCTGTCTTGTCTTCTATCAGCGAAGCAGTTATTGACGGACTTACCTCTGTCAACGCCTCGGGTTATAGCGATACTTTTAGTGTTGCTCCACGTGTATCCGACGTTTCAGGCCCAACTCCGTTGGAGTTAGAAGACCGTTCGCATTTTGTTGGCCTTATCTCCTGTCAATTCACAGCAGTTGTGTAGTATATTCGGGTAAATGCTACTACTGTATGCGTGCTTCTGAGTTACTCCGTAATAAGTTTGGCGTCAGTCAGCTATACAAGCATGAAGTCAAAGATGGCGACGAAACTGCACTAGAGATATACTGGCACCCTCTTACTATTGCCGAACGCGAGGCTATCCAGAAAAAAGCGGGCTCTGACGACGCCAACGATTTTGCGCTTGGAATGCTGATTGAAAAAGCACTTGACGCGGATGGCAAGCGCCTATTCCAGGACGGCGAAAAAGCAGTGCTTAAAAACGCTGTCGAAGCTGCGGTTCTACAGGATATCCAGCTAGCCATGCTGTCTTCCGGAGCCGAAAACAAGGTGGAGGACGCGAAAGCAACCTTGAAAAGCTAATAGCGACTGGTACTTCATCTTTTTCCTTGCCAAGGAGCTAGGAACCACAGTCGCTCAGCTCACTAAGCATCTGACACAAGAAGAGTTAATAGGTTGGGCCGCTTACTTTGAGCTGTATAACGAGCAACAGGATAAAGCTGTCCAAAACGCAAAGACCGGTGCCAGAGCACGATCAACGGGCACACGGTAGACTGGACCGTAATACTCCACGTGCTTCGCTGTGGCTAATTACAACGTAGACATTGAAGTTGCTCTTAATGGAGCCAAGAAGATAAAAAGTTTTGAAGATAATATTAACCGGCTTAACCAAGAATTAGATGAGCTAAACAATAAGCAAAAACAGATAAACAAAGGAAATCCTTTTAACGCCGCTGGTGTTAGAAAGTATAGTGCGGCTACTAAGGATGCCGCAAAATCTGTAGGGACATTAGTCCGTAGGAACAAGGAAGCAATAAAGTCTACGGACGCTTTAATAAAAAAGAGTGAGGAAGCAGTACGCAAGAGAGAGAACTTTAGGCAGTTATTTAGAGATGCAGATGAAATAAGAGGGACGATTGGCTCAAGCAGAAGAGCAGGTGTAACTAAGCGAGCGGGCGCTGCTGTGTCGGCAGGTGCATTTCCGCTTCTCTTCGGCGGTGGTCCGGCTATGTCGATTGGTGGTGCTATCGGTGGTGCTGTATCTGGGTCAACGTTTGGGCCACTTTCCATCGGACTGCAGGTTTTTGGTGGAAAGTTAGACGAATTTGCTCAAAATATGAGGTCTTTATCCGACCAATTTGCAGATACTTCTGACGTGTTGGGGGTATTAGAAGGCGCAGGAGTACAGGTTGATAGCTCGCTAAACGCTGTAGTTAACACCCTAAAAGAACAAGGACGTTTTGCTGAAGCGTACAATTTAGAACTAAGAGAACTAGAAAAACGCTTCGGTCCAGGTGCTCAAAATATGCTTGCGGACTACAACGTAGCCAATGAAAGACTAGGTGATGAATTTTCGCGTCTTACCACAGAATTACAGTCTTACGCTATACCTGCGCTAACGCTATTTACAAATATAATTGCTCGTATTGCGAGTGTTATTCCTGACATCCCAGGCATTGTAGGGTTTGGCGTTGGCACGGTCTTAGGCCCAGGTGCCGGATTTGCCACTAAGCAAGCAATGCGAGCGGGTGAGCAAGCCGGGAGCGTCCGAACAAACATGTTTGGCTTTGCGGGAGCAACTAATTCCGATCGAGAAAGGCTGGCAAAACAAAGAGAGCACCAGCTTGAAAAAGAACGAGACAAAGAAGCAAAGATAGAAAAAATAAATAGTAACCAACTAAAGATAGCAAAAGAAAGAAAAAAGGAAACAGCCGATAAACTAAAACTTTTAAGAGCGGAACTAGACCTTAGTGCACAACGAGTCACTATAGGATTAAGCGTAGCTGAGGCTACCAGGGAACAAGAGTTTAATCAGGCACAGGCACGTGTAAGGGGTGAGCAAAGCTTACGAGCACTAACAAAACAACAAACATTAGGCTATCTAAATTTAATAGAGCAAGGGCAAACTACTGCAAGTGAAGATCAACTTTCTATGTTGTTTGGCCAACTTAAAGCAGTAAAGTTTAAAGAAATAGAACAGCAAGCTGAAACGCTAGGCGGTGCACTTAATGAAGCAGGATTTGACTTACAATTTATTACAGAAGAGGTTAAAAGGTACATAAATGTTTTACAGACATTAGCAAAAACCGAGTTTACCGAAAGACTAGCTAACTTTAAAACTATAGATGATGTTTTTGACGACCAAATACAAAAACTAGAGTTTCAAATAAAAGCCGAGGAAGCACTCACCAAAGAAGCAAGACAACGCGCAGAACTAGAGTTATTGATTCTGGGTGTTCGTGAGCAAAACACGCAACTAAAGCCCGCTCAATTAGAGCTTCTGGAGCAAAAAACTACGAAGTTATTTAATCTGCGCAATAAAGAAAACAGTCCTATTAAGTTGTTCTTAGAAGACTCGATCGATGCGTTAAAAGACGTAGAAACAAGAGCAGTACAGGTTGCCCAAGGTATTGGAGACGCTATTGGTAGCTCGCTTGTAAACGGAGCACAGAATTTGATTACTGGTGCGGCGACCGTTAAGGAGGTGTTTGCTGACATGCTGAATAGTGTTGCAAACGTTTTGGCACAGAGTGCGGCCCAAATGATCGCAACTTACATTTCGATTGGAATTGCTAAAGCATTTGCTTTTGGACAATCACCAAGTCCTGCAGGCAGCCAAGGAAATCCGTTTGGTTCAGATGTTGTTGTCCCGGGCCTTGGCGGTTCCGCTGTTGGTGGTGGTCGGATTCCCCTTAATAGTTATGCCGAAGGCGGCTACGTCAACAAGCCAACCAACGCATTAATCGGGGAAGGTGGCGAACCCGAGTATGTCATTCCCGAATCTAAAATGCGTGAAAGCATGGCGCGTTATTCGCGCGGCTCACGCGGCGGCGGCGTGATTCCCTCTAGCAGTGGCGGTGGAGCGGAAAGCAGCGGTGGAGTTGCAGTTGCTGCGCCAATCGATGTTCGCTACACCGTGGAACGTATCAACAGCGTTGATTACGTTACGGCAGATCAGTTCCAGCGTGGTATGCAGCAAGCCGCTACACAAGGTGCTAGAGAAGGTGAGCAACAAACGCTTAAGCGGCTGCAAATGAGCAGTAGCACTCGTCGGAGGCTAGGCATGTGAGCAATTACGCTTTTGGCCATGCTATTAGGATTAAGTCTGGGAAAACGATTGATTACAGGTTTCAAAACTTTTTTGTTGGAAAATCTATTAAATACAAAGATGAACTATTGGACTTAAAGACTAAAATTTATAGCTTTGTTCCGTTTGGCTTTTCAGGCGTTACCGTTACTAGGACTGGCGACGGCTTAGAAGCTTCAATTGTTTTTCCGAATAATGATCTTTCTAGGCAGTGGGTTATTCAGGCAGTTGAAGAATTTTGGCTTATAGAGGTTGATGTCTTAATTATTGACAGTAGTGACAAAAACGCAAACCACAGTAGGGTCCATACTTACACCGGTCAAGTAGTGTCGGGCCAATGGGACAATGTGTCGGCCAATTTGCAGCTAAGCACTGTTTTAGATGCTGTTGGGACGGATATCCCAAGGCGGTCACTAACCCGTCAACTTATTGGGAATCTGCCAGTCACAAACAATGTGCGGTTGCAGTGATCTAATTGGAATGCCGTATCGGTTAGGCGCTGACGGCAGTGATGGCTATATCGACTGCATTCACCTTTGCTACAAAGCTTTAGGCCATATAGGCATTGCTCCTCCACCGTTCAAGCAGTCCTGGTACGAAGCTGGTAAATGGGAAGTATCTCGTGATTTGTTGAACTGGGGTTACCGGGTCAACCAGCCCGAGTATGATGGCGACATTCTGCTGCTAGCAGAGCAATCCTGGGCTTTTGCAGTAACATGGCAAAAAGGCATTCTTTATATTCAGCCAAAAACGGAAAAGGTTCAGTGGTCTTCGGCCCAAATGTTTACGACGTACAACTGCTTCCGTACGAAAAGCAGTTAATTGAAACGATCGGGATAACAGAAGAAGAGTATAAACTTTTTGCAGCTGAAGTAAGGCGACGAGGTCATACAAGACCAGCTGATTACGATCATATCCCTGATATTCAAGCAGCTATTGCTGCTGGAGCAGCAGCCGTGTCTGTTGCAGCTGTAAGCGCAAAAAGCGCGACTACTGTAGTCCTTACTAATCTTGCAATTAGCTTAACTCTTACAGGCATTGCATATCTTTTAACGCCAAAGCCAAAAATGCCAGGAGCGCAAAAACAAGGCGGTTCCATATCCCTTGATGGCATAACAGGCGCAAGTAGATTTACGCCTTCTCAAGGTTTTGATTCTATATCTGAGCTTGCAAGCTATGGTTCAGCTATACCTATTATTTTTGGCTTATACAAAGGCGGCATAGGAGGAATGCTTGTTACGCCAAAGTTGATTTGGTCTCGAATGTTTAGTTATGGAACGCAGCAGCAAGCGAAATTGATGTTTGTTGTTGGCGAGCAAGGCTTTGGGCGTTTAGGCATTCAACCTCCAGAGCTTTCTGGCATCTTCCTAGGCAACAATGCACTTGATAGTTTATTTGGAGATTTTTTTGCTGTTTACTGGAAACAAGCTACCAACGGAAAAGGCACAATAAAAGTAGACAATATTATAGAAGGAACGCAAGGGACTCTAGGTAGCGGAGACCCAGATGCGCCTAAAGCAGGCAAGAGAGATGCTTTTTTGTGCCCCACTGAAATAGGCTCAAGAGAAGACCAGTTCTGCCACGCTTATTCTCCGTCAAACAATACAAGCTTTGGAGTGTATGGTTCAATACCCAATGGCACAAGTTACAGATTAAACTACAACGTAATTTCTATTCCAGATCAATCAACAAAAAGGGCTAGACGGGCTGCAACTTTAAAGCGCATTAAAATTGTTGGCGATCAGAATTTTTTACGCAATGCAGGTTTAGACCTTGACAGCGGTAAAGGGAATAAAGCTCTTGAAGACATTAGAAAACAAAACCAAGCAGGACTAGGGCGAAACTACAGCCCAAGGATGGGGATAGTACGTGTTGAAAAAAACGACCGTTTAAGCACAATTATACAAACTAGCGACAGCAGCCTTACAAAAATTGTGAATGTTAGAGCAGGCGATAAAGCTATTTTCTTGATTTCTAACAATAAAATAGATGTTGACACTTATAAAAGAAGCGGGAAGGGCGAAAGCGTTGAAGACATCAACACTGCAGTGGAAGCCGAGCAGATAGCAGCTGACGAAGCTATGCAACTTGGGGAGCATTTTGAAATAGGGGGCACAATATGGAAAGTAACCAATCGGACAAGTCAAATTTTTACACCTGAAGCTAATCAAGAAATTGAATTAACTTGCGTTAATGTTAAAGACTCACTTTTAAGCAAGATTGGGATAGTTAATAAAGATCGAGTCATGAATCCTGTTGGAGGCTACATAGGCGACAGTCCAGAAGACCCAGAAGAAGGTGAAAACCAAAGCGTTGACGAAACTTTTTACCCTTTAAACCGTTACTCAGTTGCGTCTGTACGCAACAATCGCAAGGCAATTGTCACAGAAATAGGCATAAAAAGTGTTGTTTATCAAAGGATTCAAGGGCTTTGTGCTTTTAACTCTTTACCTAGTCCAGGTGAAATAAATGAGTATGATGAAGACGATTTAACAGTGACAACCGGACAAATAAATTCTTATGTGGCACGTACAAGTTGTTTTCAAGTCCTTGTGCGCAGTGACAAAAACAAGAATTTCAAAAGGCTTGACTACGTTTTTATGGTGCAAGGAGCGACGCCAATTGCGCAGTACAATTCACTAAGATTTATCAATGGCGGGGACATAGGACCAGCTGAGTTAGAGTTTAAACTTGTTCCCGTTTCAGCTTCAGTCCTTAGAAAGTTTAAAGGAAGCTTCAACACTTTTGTCCAATTAGCAAGCAAGTTTTCACCAGACAAAACAGAATTGCTTAAATTGCAAGTTAAAAACATTAGTGGTCTTGGCTTCATTACAGTGGAATGCTCAGGAAGAGTTGTAGATCCAGATCCTTTTTTCCAAAACAGTGAATTTTTTAGAGCAGCAGAAGATGTGCCTCGGGTTGAAACCTTAGAACGGCCTGATTCCGTAAACGTCAGTAAACAAGAACCGGAAAAAGTTTCTGGAACGGTTATTGAAAAGCTAACAGGCAAAAAACTGATTGCAAATTTAGATTCAAGAAGAGGCCGCATGAACGCTTTTACATACGCGATTGCAGGAAGTGCTACAAATTCAAAGCAAACTTATTTTGTAGGCAAGACAAAAGAATATCCAACTGGCGACTCAACCCAGTGGGTGATACTTAAATGGGTTTTTGAAAGAAAAGAGATAAGCCAAAACAATTATGCGCGGCCCGGCCAAACGCATACCTGGAAATTTAAAAAAGTAAGCGTAGTTGGAAGCTCTATTGGGTTTACTAAAAACGACAAGCTAAGCATACGACGCGGTTCGCAAGCAACAAATGTTCTAAGTGGTCAATCAACTTACGCTGATCAAGCAAACCCCTTTGCAGTAGGGCACCCCGATGGAAATTTGAATTGGTCTGGGTACCAATTTAAAGTTTCAGAGGCAAAAACAATCGATGTCCCAGGGAGACTAGAGGCTTACCTTTATGAGCTAATGGGCGACCCAGCAGTACTAGAGATTGGAACAAAAAAGACAGCAATAATCAATGTTGTTGAAGGAGTCAAAAGCATCAGGCTAAATTTAACAAGTGAAGTTGTTGAAAAAAGAGGCCAGAATGTGTTTGATGTTGATAGAAAATGGCGAATGCCAACAGTCAAAGTTGTTGGCATTGGCACAAACAAAAAATGGGAAGTTAACGACAAATTCAGCCATAAGAAAATTTTGTCAGCCCAAAATACTTTCAAGACGGTATATGCTGAAAGCGGACTTCTGTTCAGGGTTGCATCCCGCACAAAAAAAGTAACCGAAAGTTTTTCTTCATCAGCCGCTCGGTTTGAACAAAAGTCTCAAATTGCCGACATCAGCCTGTATAGAAATCTTGTTGAAAAATCAAATCAATCAGGAGCTGAGCATGAAATTGTTTATATCAACGAAATTCAGAATCATCAAGAAGAGCCTACCAGGAAGGATTTAACTTTGGCCGGTCTGTCTTTAAGAGCAGGCCAAAACTTTTCTCAACTTGACCAGCTACGCGTTTGGTTAAAAAGCGGTATTCCTGTGGTGCGTTTGCACCCAGACAAAACAAAAGCGTATAGAAGCGTTGATCTGCATGGCCCAAGCAACTTGTTTACTGATCTTGTTTATCACCTCTTAACCGATCAAGTAGCAGGAGCTGGCGGCTTGCTTGGGATGTCTGATAGCAGCCCAAGATTAATCGATAAAGAGCAGATGATAGAGACCTCACTGTTTATTGAAAAGAATAAACTATTCTTTAATGGGCCTATCACAGATCGGAACAATTTACGTGGACTTATTACTGAACTTGCCCCATATTTCTTATGCAACTTTATTATTGCTGATGGCAAATTCTCTTTAAAACCGGCGCTGCCGTACAACCCAAAAAGTGGCGCTATCAATGAAGGTCCAATCCCAATTGAGCAGTTTTTCACTAGCGGCAACATCCTTGAAGATTCTTTTAAAGTTGAATATCTCTCCGCCGAAGAAAGGCGATCTTTCACAGCATCAGTAAGGTTCAGGGAAGAAAGCCAGAATGCCTTCCCTGAAGAAAAAGTAATTACGGTTTCTAATTCTGGTACGGAGTACGACCAAAAGTTTGTTGCTACAAAACCTGTAGAGCAATTCGACCTAACCCAATTTTGCACTTCGGAGAGTCATGCAGAGCTAGTTGCAAAGTATTTCATGGTCTTGAGAAACCTAGTTACTCATACTATTAGTTTTTCAACAACGCTAGAAGGGTTAGACATTAAAGCAGGTTCTTTTATTAAAGTAATCACAGAATCCAGCCCGTACAGCAGCGCAAACAATGGAACCATTAGCGCTAGCGGTGTTGTTACAAGTGCTAGAGAACTAAGAGGAGGAGTTGACTACCTTATTGAATACTTCCAAACTGATTCAGAAGACGTTGAAGAAGGAAAGCTAAGGATCGTAAACGGTAAAACAAGCGATCCTGAGTTGTTTAATTCAGTCTTTTCTGTCCGTGACAGGAGCGTTTCTCAGAATGTTTACGTTATCGAGCAATTGACGTTTTCTAAGGAGGGCATAGTCGATATTGTTGCTTCTGAGCATCCTTGCGACGAAGAAGGGCGCAGCAGGCTGGTTGACAGTATTCTGAACGACAGCTTCGACGTTTCGTAATGGCTTTTCCCGCGCAAGTACCAACAAGCCGAACCTTTGACCCAGGAGCATTCCCGGTAAAGGTTTTTCGAGCAGAAAACGGCAAAGAAGTGAGGATCCTTCAAGGAAGCACCCGCACAGACCTGAAGCTGAGTTTGACCTACGCCAACGTCACAGATGCTCAAGCTCAAGCGTTTTTAAATCATTATGACGATAGTCAAGGCACGCTAAAGCGTTTTAACTTAGGAAGCAAGGTAAAAGAAGGCTTTGAAGGAAGCAGCTCAAGCTTTTTTGGGAACACGGATGCAGGAGTCAGGTACAGATACGAGCAAGCACCGCAATTTACGCAGGTGCGCCCTGGCGTCACCACTGTTACAGTTAATCTGATCGGGGTGCTCTGATGTCAAAAATCTATAGCGGTAGAGACGGCGAGCTGCGGGTAGGAAGCAACGCTATTGCAAAAGTAGTTAGTTTTTCAATTCAAGCAAACCTTGAAACTTTAGAAACTACAACGCTAGGCGAAAACTTGCGGACATACACCCCTGGGGTTGTTGGCTATGCCGGCGCTGCAACTTTGCTTTATTACAAAGAAGACGACGGCACGCATAACACAGCCAGCTTTTTAAGCAAACTGTATAAAACAGGGTCTAATGGCGTTAGCTCTAGCGACACTGTTGATCTTCAATTTGTGTGGAACGATGGAAGTGATATTAATAAAATCAGATTAGATGCGTACATCACTAGCGCAAGCATGGGCGCTGCTACAGCTGATATTGTCAGGGCTGAAATATCATTTCAAGGAACTGGCGCTCTTGATAGCGTGAGCATCTAATGACTGTTTACCTTGGAGCGTATGGTGAGATCGAACTGCAACGCCAGTTTGATGAAGATCCTATTGTAATTAACCTACGGGGCAGTGACATCAATGCAACTAAAAACAGATTTAGTGTAAGATTTGCTAGCAAGACAGATTTAAAATCAACGCTTCTTACAGGGGATCAAGTTGAGATAAAACGTGTTGGCGGCGGAGCTTTAGATTTCATCACCGGCAACACGTCTAATGGTGTAAAAAAATTCATTCATATTGATCAAGTTGGCGGTATGTTTCTTTACAACACATTCGCCCACGCAGTAACTGGAGGGTCTACAAACGCTGTTGCTTTAAGCAGCCCTAGCAGCAATTATGACATTGAGCTTAAAGTAAAAAACGCAAGGGTGCGGTCTTTAGCGCAAATTACAAATTACGAGCTTAATACTGAGCGCGAAACTGTGGACACTACAACTTTGTCAGATGAGTTTAGAACAAGAGTCAGCAGCTTAATGTCTGGCTCTGGTCAACTAACTTGCTTCTGGGATTACACAGGAAACACTTCGCAAGAATTGCCGCAATATTTAGCGGAGCTGGCTTTAAGGAGCCAAGTAGGTAGTGGTTTTAGAGGTAGATTTTATCTTAAAAAAGCAGGGTTTAACCCTAGCGGGGTTAGTGAAAGGTTGAACGATGCTGTCTGGTATGAATGCGACGCTATTTTGACTGCTGTTGCAATGCAATTTCCTTTAGACAATACAGTTCAAATGACGGCAAGCTTTATAACAACAAGTCAAATTGAATTAAAAATGGATCTGGACACTGTCCTTAACCTTGTTCAAGAGGATGATGGCAAGCTTGTTTCTGACGGCGGGAATGAAGAGGATCTCTCTATAGAAGACTGACCTTTCCTCCGCTGCTAGCATGGGCCGAGAATAGTGTTCAGCGCCTCGGAGCCTTAACAAATGGCAGATCTCAGGATTAGTCAGCTAAATGCGCTTGCAGGGGCTGACCTTAATTCGGCAGACCTTTTGGTTGCTGTAGACACCAGCGCAAGTGAAACGAAGAAACTGACTGTTGGCGATTTAATTGCCAACGGCGTCACTTTAATCAGTGACGATACGATCCCTGGGGCAAAAATCCTGTTTGCAGCTGGTGATATTGCAACCGCTGCGCTTGCCGACAGTGCGGTAACAACTGCAAAATTAGGTGACGACAGCGTCACGGCAGCAAAGCTAGCCAATGAATCTACTGTTGACCTTGTCACAACGCTGCCAACGTCTGGCGCGTTTACTGGCCAATTTGCTCTAGACACAGACGACAATTTCTTATACGTCTGGGACGGGTCAGCATGGGTCAGTTTAAAAGCTGCCGGATCAATCAACACTGTCAATGGTGACACTGCCGGTCTTGTCAATATCACGGCAACCACAAGCGGCTCAACCGTCACTGTTGCTGCAACGATTGATGACACAACTTCAGCTAACCAGTTTTTAGCAGGTCCTACAGGTGCTGGCGGGGTTGTTGGCTACAGAACTATTGACAGCACTGATCTTCCGACTGCTAGCACTTCAGCAAAAGGCACTGTAATCGTCAACGCGGAAGGTCTCCGCATGGACTCAGACACAATTGAAATAGACAATGACGTAACAGCTACGACAACGCATCATGTTGTTACTTACTCAACAAAAGGTTTAATTACTGGCGGGCGTGCAATCACATCTGCTGATCTGCCGATTGCTACAGACTCGAACAGGGGAGCTGTTATTGCTGGCAATGGTTTGGCAGTTGATGTAAGTGGCAACCTTAGTATTGACAATGCACCAGTCACCGGCACGTTTACGAAAGTAACAGTTACGGCGCAAGGCTTGGTGTCTTTGGGTGAAACATTAGACCCCGCTGATATTCCTGATCATTCTGCTGCAAAGCTAACAAGCGGCACGATTGCATCAAGCATTATTGCCGACAATGCAATTACTGCTTCAAAACTAGCTGATGAATCAACTGTTCTTTTTGGGGGTGCATCAGCAACTGATGATGTAACTACTTTTCCAACTGGAGGGTTTAAAGGTCAGTTGTTCTTCGATGAGTCCGGAGAAGATTTGTATATCAATACAGGGACTGCATTTGTTCCAATCACGGTGCTGTCTGGCAACCTTGTGAATGCTGGCGCCTACAACGCTAATACCAACTTGCTGAGCAGCGTAACAACTGCTGGCTCGTCGGCTGGTTTTTCTGTTGGTGCGGCACTTCCTGCCCCTGCTGGCGTAAATCTTAATCACTACGTTGTTGTTGATACGAGTGGAACAGGCAGTGGAGCTGCGCCTGCTGTTGCTTTAGCACCCCCAGACATGCTTCTGAGCCAAGGGGTTGGAACTCAGTATCAACTGATTGATGTCTCAAACGCTATTGCGGGCCAAACGGCAAGCAATATTTCGCTGATCGCTACGGGTGGCATCACAGCTACTGATGTGCAGGCTGGCATTCAAGAGCTTGACTCAGAAAAGCTACCAAAAGCTGGCGGCACAATGACTGGCAATATCGAACTCAACAATGTCAACATTGTTTTTGAAGGTTCAGCAGCCGATGCCTATGAGACAACTTTAACGGTTACAAACCCAACAGCTGATCGCACGATTACGCTGCCAAATGTTACCGGAACGGTAGTAACAACTGGTGACACGGGAAGTGTTACTAGCACGATGTTAACTGACGGCACGATCGTCAACGCTGACATCAATGCAAGTGCTGAAATTGCAGTTAGCAAGCTTGCAAACGGTACTGCGCGTCAACTTTTGCAGACTGATTCTAGCGGCAGCGGCGTTGAATTTACAAGCAACGTTGATGTCCCTGGGACTTTAGATGTTACTGGTGCTGCAACTCTTGACTCAACTTTAGGCGTTGCTGGCTTGATTAGCGCCAACGGCAAAGTTAGTTTTCCGCTAGGCACTGCAGCCGCACCGAGCTTGCTGCCTGGGAGTGATACTAATACTGGAATCTTTTCACCTGGAGCGGATTCATTAGCGATCACGACTGCTGGAACGCAGCGCGTCACGGTTGACAGCTCGGGCAACGTTGGCATTGGCAGTTCAGCGCCTACTAGTGATGGTTGGTCTGTAGCTAATGATTTGGTTATCAGTAGCACTGGTAATAGTGGAATGACTATAAAGTCAGGTACATCCGGTTTTGGGCAACTT